TAGGCTTTATCAACCTTATCTGCGGTAGGAGCTTCGCCAGAAATCAGCGACTTAGCGTCAGCTACTGTAGCGGGTTCAAGACCGTCGCCAGCAAGACCTTCCTCGTATTGCTCAAGACCTCGACGGAGGTTGTTCTTGACCGTCTCAGGAGCAGTCTTTGTGACAGCGCGAGGATGCCATTTAGCGGCCATAGCCAACTGCTTGATGGGTTTGTCCACCAAGCCAAAAGCTAGAGCCTCAGCGGTGGTAAACCAAGTCTCTGCTTTCATCGCAGCGCGGATAGACTCAGCGGAGCGTCCGGTCTTCTTGTGATACACTCCAACCAACACCTCAGCGTGTTGATCAAGAGCCTCAGCCATCTTCCGCATATCCTCGCTCGTACCAGAAGCCATCCCTGATGGGTCGTGGATCATCATCAGAGCGGCATCAGCCATCTCGACGCGATCACCGGCAAGAGCGATAATTGACGCGATAGAAGCAGCGATACCCACAACGCGAGTGGTCACTGGAGCTTTGCGACCTCGCAACTGGTTGTAGATGGACAAACCATCCCAGACATTACCGCCGGGAGAGTTGATCTCTACAAGCAGCGGACCATTGCCAATCTCGTTGAGTACATCCGAAAACTGCTTTGCAGATAGACCACTTCCACCATACCAGTCTTCGCCAATCTGATCGAAGATCTGAACGGTAGCAAGATCACCGGCAGCGTTTGCCGGAGCGAAGTAAAGCCAATCTGACTTCTTGGTAAAACTCATTCGGTTTTCTTGGCTTTTGGTTTCCGAGTCTTCTTGACGGTAGCGGTAATCTCTTCCTGCTCTACAACAACAGGTTGCGACCCACCTTCTGACGGAGCGACTGGGGACGGAGATTCAGAAGAATCGTCTTCAATGTCAATAGCCGGTGCAACACTAGTTGCGGGACGTTCTTTCTGAATCACCGAAATCTCAGATACATCAACGCCGTACTTTGCAGCGAGTTGACGTACAAACAAAGCTTGTTGAGCTTTAGACTCTAAAGCAGAACGCCAATCAAGACCTCGCGCACCGTAGACTTCATCAAAGGTAACAACTCCCGCTTCCAGTTCTGCCAATTGAGCCGCAGAATTACGGCCAACGTCAACATTAGGGGAGCGCGGAGCGGTGATTGATACTTCGTACCAATCTGAGGGAGCGTCGTTTAGCGTAGGATCGTTCTTGATCGCGTACTCCATCGCGTACTCGTAAATACGACGAGCCGCTGATGCCATGACTTGATGGCGAGAACGGAACCATACAGACGACATATCTAGCGCACCGCGATAGACAGTTCCCTGCATTGACTCGGGATAAACCAGAACGTAAGGGATACCAACGCCAGCACAGACTTTCTCGGTCAGTTGTCGCCAGTACTCGCGCATATTGACACCGGGACGCTCGGTCGCGAACTGCTCGAAACTGTCACCGTTCTTCATCACCTTTACGCCAGATCCAAAGACCTGTTCGTAGTAATTCTCGGCGGTGTTTACGCTTGCTCCAGCAGTACCAGCGCGGAGATTGCTTGCTTGGACTTCGCCAGCGTCAGTCTTAACAATCTGAGCGACAGAAGCACCAAGCTTACAAGCTTCCATCTCCAGCTTTTGCAGATCATCTAGATCGTGGAGATCATTGATAACCGCCGAGACAAACGGAAGACCTCTAAGCTGACCGGGACGATTCGGTTCGTAGATATGTACAACCGAGTCAGAGGGAATGGAGCGAACATCAGTCAGGTTACCCTGAGTTTTTTCCGATCCAATAAAGTATGATATCGCTCGTCCAGTACGAGGGTCAAACCGGATACCGTCAAACACAGTCTCGTCTGCTTGCATCCCTGCTGGAGTTGCAATGGATTGAGCCTCAATTAGCTGCAATCGAGGTTTGCCAGTGTCTCCTTTGGTGAGCAGCAGAAACGACTCTCCATCATAGAACCAGCCGCGAGCGGCTTGCCCCATCAGAGTGCTAAAAGATTGACGAGAACCGATATCGGGATAACGGCTCCAGACATCAAACCACTTTTTGGCTTTGAGATTCCAAGCAGAATCACTGGAGGCTGGCTGAACGGAGAAGCTTGAGCCAACTGTGTAGCTCTCAAACAGATCACCAAGCCTATTTAGTACAGCGTTGTTTTGCTCAAAAAAGCGAGACTTGCGAACGATGGCTTGACGAGTCGAACTGGTAACATCAAACCGCGCGGAAGTGTAAGATGTATCGAGATACGAACGACGCAAAGACTGACCGGCTCCTTCGTATTTGTTAACGGGAGCGGGAAACAGCTTGTCCGCTATGTTTTGAAGAAATCCCATTAGCTCATTCGGGTTGTGGCTTCACGGCGGAATTGTGTGAAATCCCCATAATACCTAGTGGTTGAAACCAGAACTGCAGTCAGCATCTTGTTGTAGATCTGAAGATCGGTGGGACTAGCGATCCCATCACCAGCCAAAAGTGTAACCGAGTAATCGTAATCGGTTAGCAGAGACTCCCACATTTGCAGCATCTCAATTGGTGCTGCCGTACCCTTACCGGGTTCAGCGAACTCAACGGAAACGTCAGAGCTAGAAGTACTGCGGACCACATTCCCGCTCTCCATCGAGTTAGCGGAAACAGTCAGCTTTGCCGTTAAAGCCTCAAGCAATGTCAAAGCGGCTTTGCTCGCGTATGTAGTACGCAAGTAACTCCGTTTAGTTGCTACCGTGTAAGTGAACACTTGCGCGGACTATCAACAGAGCCGCAAGTTTGTCAACCACTAGAATTTTCCGAGGTACTGGAAGTTAGGTCTCCCCACAACATAACCATCGCAAGTTGCATGATTTCACAGTCGTGCAAATGGTCCGGCCAACGAGTGTTTCTTTTAAACCATAAGTGTTTAATCCTACCGGAGCGGTTAGCCGTTGGCTTGAGAAGATGGCTGTCTAGATGCTTCCAATAGGTATCAGAATCGCTCGCAAAAGCCCCTTCAGCGTCTAGCGGAGCGGGTAGGCTACAAACACTCCATTGATGCGTCTCGGTCCCTTTACGGAGCCGCTGGAGTACCTCCCGCATATGCTCGGTGTCAAAGACAAGCAACGGTTGCACAGCATCAGTCCGCATCGAGGTGGAGGTTGTGATTCCAAAGGGATGGATGGAGCCGGTCTTAGACGTAAATCTAGCTCCGGTCTCGCGTCCTTTCATCGGCAACCAGCCGATTAACATTGGCTTTCTAAGACCTCCCTCTGGCGGATACCGCAGACCGCAGGGATAGTTTATTGGGCTTCCGCTACTCTGCGAGAACTCAGCGCAAGCATCGTACACCGCTTGAGTGTTGTAACCGGAATCAACGCCAACATCCATGTCGTGGACGTTGTACTGGAGTTGAATCCTGCGGAGTGCGGCAAAGTCGTCAGCGTGACCGGCTCCAACAAGTCGAGAGTTGCCTTTGCTCCATTCTCGGCAGACCCACCACAAGAAAGGAGCCGCAGCTTGTACGTCAGCGGTCAGGTAGCGTCTGGCTTCAGGGATTCCAGCGTCAGATACAATCTCGACTCGGTCCTGTTGGGTCTCCTGATTTTCCCACGGTTCTGCGAGCATCCCGTTGATAAATCCCTGCAATCCCATCATCGAGGATTTGGCTTCCAAGAAAGCGACGGCAAGATTTCCCCAAGTGCATTTTCGATCTGGGGAGTAAAGAGAGGAGAGGTGGTAAGACCTTACGCTTGGGAGGCTGGCTTTATTCTCTGAGATCCACTTGCCATGCCGTAACCCTGCAACCTTTTGGCTGTCAGATATCTTCCCCTGACACAATTGGCAGACGTAGTGGGCGGTAGTACGGATGCGTTGCCAGTCGGGTCTGCCGTCTTCTAGCTTCTCGTTTTCCCAAGTGACTTGTCTCCACTCCAACTTGATATGCTCGCGGCAGTATGGGCAGGGAATGTAATACCTCCGCTGGTCCCCTCTCAGATATCGCTGCCAGATTCTTCCCTCCGAGGTTGTCGGAGTGCTGGTAAAGAAGGCTTTGGAACTGCTGAACGCTTTGAGCCGCTGCTCGGCAAGATCCAGAGCGTCAGCTTCTTTGGCGGTTGCGTCAGCGAACTTGTCCACCTCGTCTGCCACTAGGATTCTGACTGGACGGGACGCTAGATTTGCCGGTGAGTTAGAGCCGACAAACGTCAGAGTACAGCGGTCGAATTGCTGCTCAAGATTG